CCATTCTCATCAAGTTCTACGGGCTTTTCTACAATGCCGCGTACTTGGCAGCAAACAACCTGCCCTATCTCGGTGATAAGGGGTAGCAAGCGAGCCGCGCCCTCGGTATATTCGCCGGACACCTGTCCGGTTGATGCACCAGTGCGCCACTTGGAAATGCGAATACCATTACCTGCGTCGATATAATCCACGTTATCCTCCTCTATGAGTTCGGAATCCTCAATAGCGGGCTGGATTTCGCCGATTAAGCCGGCCGGCTTAATGGCAATGAAATTGTCATTCCACGGATTGATAGGCTTACGCTGGCTATCGGGATTGATAGCCATCTTACGCTGGATAACCGTAATAGAGGGTATCTGGTTTTCGGTGAGCAAAGCCGAAAGTTCAGACGTGGTAACAACCTGCGCTTTCTTGTCGGAGCCGTGAGCTTGGAGGCGTGTGGTTTCGTCCATACGCAACCATGTGTAGAGCTGCTGCGACATAAGGATTTCGCCCGGCTCTATACCACGACTACGCAAGTCAGAGCAAAGATTGGAGAGGAAAAGTATAGGATTTAGCTTGCCGGCCTTTGTGTTTGCAGTCGTCCAGTTGACCGAGCTAACAATCTTGTTGGCTTCTGGCATGGTGTAGTCCACCTCATAGGCACGACCGCCGGGGTTGTTGATTTCGGGAATGAACTGTGCTATACCCCAGTTGGAAAAAGCCATCAGCACGATAAAGTCCATAACGTCCTTACAGCCGAGGTAAGCGTCCTCCACATCTTGGCGGAGGGTCTTTTCAATCTGCTTTACTTTGTCTGCTTCCTTGAGGCGAGGATTTTCGTAAACCTCCATGAGCTTACGATAAGTACGCGCAAACATAACGAATTTGTGGCCGACACGGGGGATTTCCTTAGTCCAAATATCGAAGCCATCCGAGCGGCGAAGCGGTGTAGGCGATTCATCACCTATCAGCGTTGCCATAAAACGGATATTGTATTTGCCTACGATAGCCTCAGCCGTCAGCGACATTTGAGGTACATTGTAGGTAAACCACCCATCGGTATACATCTTTTGGAAAAGTGCTACCTCACGCTCCGAAGCTTTGTCAAAGGTTTTTCTCCACGTTGCAAGCAAGTCCAGCGGTGTGCCGTTCTTGTGCAAGCCTTTGAATGTAGAAAAGATTGACTTAGGCATGGTTTATAAAATTTTTTGAATTAAAAACTTAGAGTGATTTTGTCAGTTTGACATGGGAGTTGCCTTTGAGACAGTACCCAGTTTCGTCTTTCTGACTTGCCGGGATTGGGAGTACACGCCTTTCAAAGAGGGCATATTGCATGGTGTCGGCCGTTACGTCAATAGCGGTTTCAAACTCGCTAACGGGTACATCTTTAATCGTGGTAGAGTTTGCCACTCCACGCTCTACGGCGTTTTTGTCTGCGCCCTCTATCACTTCTTCCAGCACATCGCCTACGGCAATGCCGGCGATTTCTTTGTCAAGCGTGATACGATAGATGTTGCCCTTTTCCTCTACCTTAGTGATAGTGGGGGCAGCGGCGAATGTTCCGGCGATAGCGTCTGCTTTCAGCACCTTGTCGCCCACGGCAAAGAATGGAGCATAAAACTCATCAACATGGAGTGTGAGGATTTTTGCGTTCTCTGCGTCAACGTCCGATACCTTTGCAGTCTTTATCACCTGTACCTTACGGGCTACCTCATCGCGCATAGCGAGAGTGCCGGCCGGAATAACATCATCAACGGCAAAGTTTTGTTTTTCTTTGTCGAGATTGAAGCCACCCGGTACGATTGAGGGGCTACCCGTGAAAATCGGGCGTGTCCCAGTAAATGAGGCTGTCTTGCGTTTCATTGTTGATAAAATTATTTTGCGGTTATCTCTTTCAGCAAAGCGTCTGCGGCCTCGTCAACCTGCTTGTCGCTTGCTGCCTTAGCACCAGCGGCGGCCCCGGAAATAAGCCCGTTTGTGATACAGTCCTGTTTGAGCGTTGAAACGGCTGCCTCCACGTCCTCATCATCGGCAATGGATTTAGCCAGCCTGTCACGGAGAAAAGCGGGTATGCCGTGCTTTTCAAAGGCCGCATTGATTTCAGCCTTACGCGCTCCGCGAGTTTTTTCGGCTTTCATTTCGTCAATCTCCTGTTGGAGTTTGGCGATACGCTCATCATCGGAGTTATCCGAGGGCTTGCCTTTTTTACCCTTGCCCTTGTCGCCTTTGCCATCGTCCGTGTCATCGTCTGTGTCGGTGTCATCGTCCGTGTCATCGGTCTTGGTTGTGGTTTTCTTGGCGTTGCCCTTTGCTTTCTGCGCCCAGCGTGTAGCCTCACCTTGACTTTCGGTTGCCACATCTGCTATTAGGGTTGCAGTCTTTTCAATCAGTTCCTCATCGGTAGAATCGTCCTCCACGCTGCCACCGAGTTTTTCGGTTATCGCGGTCAGGTACTTCTCCGAGAGGCGCGTGTCTTTGGTTTTCTCCTTGACTTTCGCAAAAAGTGCCTTATTCATATTGAGTTTGTTTTAATCCCGGTTAAGGGCGTTTTTGATTATGTTATACCTTAGTAAGTGCAAAGATAGTGATTTTATCCTAAATGTGTTTATTCAACACACAAAAATTTTACTTGGTAAATTCATTAAATTTCAGCGCATTAAATTTACTTGGTGAATTTTTTAGAAAAATTTTTGTCGAAATATTTGGTGTATTCAATAAAACACACTAATTTTGCAATGTGTTTATTGAACACAGATAAATTTAGCAACACCGAGAATTACTACAAGAAAATGAAAAAGCTACTCACAAAAGCCGATATAGCTAAGATAACTAAAACATATAACCTCAACAAAGAGGAAAAGGCAGAGCTTTACGACTATGCCGACACTCTCAATGACGAGCAAAAGAATACTCCAGATTGTTCGGAAACACACTTTGAGTTATTCAATAGCATAGGACACAGACCATCAGCCGAAAGACGTGCCGCTATTACAGCTACCATTCTTTATCTCGCTAAACGTATTCAAAATGCGAGAGTAGCCGCTAACGAGCTTTGCGGTGTAGCTTATAGCCTTAGGGGTATCTCTTACGAGCTTTCTATTATTCTCCATGTGTATTCCGATAATCTCAAATGGTTCTTTATCGGACTTTGGAATAATCCTCGCTTTAACCGCTCACTCTACACCGCCCACGCTTGCGGACTTGACACGCTGGAAATATATTAACCCTTAACAATAAATTCCAACAAATGAATACTTTTGATTTTGATAATGTTAAGGTTTCTTGCAACCGAGTATGTTGCAACCCTTGCGCCCTTGATGAATATGAGGTAATTATCAAGCAAGGTGAAAAGATTACATCTGTTACGACATTCGCCTCAATCTTTGAAAGTGATAAGGACATCTGCAAGAGAGTTTATAATACTATAAAAAAGCAAGCAATATGAGAGCGACAAACACAACATTCAATAAGGGTGATAAAGTTATAGTAACTCGCCGCAATGGTGCGAAAATATCCGGTACAGTGCGCGACTGGGATTACAACGTTTGCACCTTTGAGGTAGAATATTCGATAGATTACCTCAAAGACGGAAAAATTTTTACTCTTATATGTGTTCCACAAACAGCCCTTACTCTTGACAAATAACAATCAACGCAACACCAACAAGAATATGGAAAGAAAACAATTCACAACCAAACTCCCTCGCTGGACTATGGCCGAGGAATTAGGCTACAAGCCTATCACAACATTTTGGCAGGACTTTTCTATTGCTGACAAATTCGGTCCCGCTGCTGTCAAAGATACTTTCAAACGTGCCTTTGCTAAATGGAAAGATAACTACAAGTATCTTACCGAGCTTGCATTAGTGCTTAATCACAAAATCGCCTATCATTATAGCTACGAAAAGGACGCGCCTAATATTATGGCAAATCTCTATAATGAGCTATGGGAAGAGGCCGACAAATACGCCAATCTCCACCTTGAGGGCGAGGAATACGCATACTTTTACGCAATGACCGACTAAACACCTACGACAATGGGAATACTAAAAAATGCACTCCGTGAGGTACTGAAACAGACCGCAGCGGAACAGGGGCGAGAGATTGAATTTTTAGACAGCCCCACGCGAGTTATCGAAACAACGGCACAAGCCAAATACAACGATGTACGCCGTGTTGAACGTGGCTATGTGCAAGGTGTTCACAAGGCAAGAAAGGAGGCTAAAAATGGCAACAAGTAAATCCCTATGCGCCCAATGTTGCTATGGCACACGTTACGGCTCATCTTACTTTTGCAATTATCGCTGCCGACCGTTCAATAACAACAAATCAAAATGCGCTAATTATTGCGCAAAAAATGAAAAACAACCAAAATGAGCAAAACAGATTACAAATACTGCATTGGGGCCGGTGCGCCCCTATGCTCTCAATGTAAGCGGCACCGCCCTTACACTCAATCGAACACCCCAGAGCAAAAGGAGTGGACGATGGTAACGCTCGACCCGACCACGGGCTTTTGTCAGATGTGCGACCCCAAAGAGGGCGAATGGATAAGCACACAATCCGCGCTACCACCTCTCAAAACTCGCGTGTTGATAGCGGAAACACGCGCCTCCAAACGCTCAATCCGCATAGCAAGGTATTTAGGCACTACCGACAACGGAAATCACTATTGGAGCGCACAAAGCCCGTATGATAAAGTTACACACTGGCAGCCACTGCCACAACTACCGAAATGATATGCCGATAAGACCCGAAAATCGCTCTCGCTATCCCAAAGACTGGAAGCGAATAAGAGCCTCTATTTTGGAGAGAGCCAGTAATCGTTGTGAGTTCTGCGGAGTTGAGAATTACGCTATGCGTGTTAATCCAAAGACCGGCAAGGCGGTTAAGATAATCCTTACAATAGCACACTTAGACCACACCCCGGAAAACTGCGACCCCGATAATCTCCGTGCGCTATGTCAGAAATGCCACAACGCCTATGACGCGGAACACCGCAAGCAGACAAGGCAACAAACAAAATCCAATAGACAGGCAACACCAACGGATTATGACAATATTCCACAAGTGCTAACACCCCACTGCTCACAATGCGCCCACTACGACTATTTGGGCAATAACACCATGTATTGCTACAAACTACAAAAGCGAATAACGGCCCGCAAGCGTCCGTGTAAACACTATAAAGAAAGATGAAAAAGCAACTTATTTCAGCCGTGGGCGTTATCTACGTTCACAACCTTTCAACCGACCGAGTTGAGCCTAATGTTTTGGGCGAGATATTCTATATGCGTAAAACGCGCATACTGAAACGAAATGTGCGCAAAGTGATTTATTCGCTGGCAGTGCCGCTTGACGGTGATACTCTGGATAACGTAAAAGCCGAAATGCGCGACTTACTCGATGACACCGTAAGCCGATACTATGAGGATGCAGAACACTACAAATCGCAATTAAACAACTTACATTAGACTAATTAACCAAGTAAATTATATGGAAATAGCTATCAAATGGAAATACGCCAATGGCACAGTTGATACAAAGGATATGAAACTTATATGTGTGCCGGCTCGTGGGAAGCGCGTATGCGGTCCCGATGAGATAGATGCCGACCTTTGCATTAAGGATGGCTTTAACCTTGCAATTGCTCAAATCCATACTGGCGTTGTGGAAAGTTCAAATGCCTTGTGTGAGGAAATATGCCGCCGCTTTAATGAATTTCCACAAGACCAAAAGCTATGAAAAAGTTACTCGCTATTTGGAAAATCCTATGGGCAGACCAATACGCGGTATTCACCTTTGAAGAGGCTGCGCCCAATCCCGAATGGTTGACGGTGCCAACATTCCGCTGGATAGTATCAAAGAATTGGAGAGATAATCATTTCTTTTGGTTTATTCGTGAGCGATTAACCAACATTGAAAAATACAACGCTCCAACTGAATATGAAAGATAAATGCTACTATGAAAATGTGCCGGGTGTCGGCCGTGTGCTGATACCCGGTTGCATGGCGGTTGCGGTTAGTGGGGATATTGATTTTTGCACTTGCGATGCCCCGCCAACGCCTCAAGAGGAAATAGAAATGCTCCGAAAGGAGAATAAAAAGCTAAAGCAGGAAATAAAACGCCTAAAAAGTTTGTTATATTAAATATATTTCATAATTTTGCGTTTGTGAAACACATTGAAGCATGATAAATGAAGTTAAATTTATTGGCAATCCAGATGACTTTTTGCCTAAAACAAAAATAGTAGATGGAAAGCCTATGTTGGAATATCAAACACGATATTACCATTCCTTTGTAAATGAAACAGGAGGCACAACTACGGAAATATCACTAAAACCTTTTGAGCATGAAAAGGAAAGTTATCCACGTTGAGCTTAAAGAGCCATACAACGGCCGGCGCAATCACTATTTCGGTAGTGTCGCTGCCATATACGACACACTCCCCCCAGATGTTGTTGGCATAAGTGCCGGAGGGCTATGGAATGTGTTTTGCAAGTCAAACACCTATCACGGGCCGCTTGCAACAGTCAGAAAGAGAGAAATGCTAACAAAGAAAACTAATCGCGGAAAGAGAGGTAACAATGGATAAGAAAGAATACAATGAGCGTTTAGCCCACATTGAAAAGGAGTATAGGAAAGCAAAGGAAGCACTTGCTATCGAGTGTGTCAAATCCAACAACCCTTATAAAGTGGGCGACATTCTAAGCAACGGCGGAAGCACCATTATCCGTGTTGATAAAATTAGTTATCACTATGGGTATGCCGGAGAATTACCATATTGTGTATATGACGGTATAGCATTAAAGAAAGACCTTACCCCTCGCAAGACGAAGCCATTCACAGGTGCGTTGTGTCAATACGACAAAATAATCAAACTCAACTGATATGTTAGGAGCAATAATAGGTGATATAGTTGGCTCACGCTTTGAGTTCAACAACACAGGCAGGAGCGATTTTAAGCTATTCCATGCCGATTGTAGTTTTACTGACGATACAATTTGCACCGTGGCTATCGCGGACGCTATATTACGGAATATTCCGTATAAGGAGGCATTATTGGAGTGGTGCCGCAAATATCCTAATCCTATGGGTGGATATGGTGGCCGCTTTGCTCAATGGATAGCCTCAAGCGACCCCCAACCTTACAATAGCTATGGCAATGGCTCTGCAATGAGAGTTAGCCCGGTGGCATGGCATTTTGACAAACTCAAAGATGTATTGGTGGAGGCCGAAAGGACTGCATTACCAACTCACAATCACGCGGAGGGCATAATTGGAGCGGTGTCGGTTGCTCATGCTATATGGCATTTTCGCAAAGGTGGGGATTTGAACGGCTTTATCGGCATAGCAAATGAATACTACCCGGATATACTTACGTTCAGATTCCAAAAAGGCGTATTCGATGAAACGTGCGAGGGTACGGTGCCTCTCGCTTTTCAGATACTTTGCACCGCTAAATCCTTTGAGGACGCGATAAGGCAGGCCGTGGCGTGGGGTGGAGATAGCGACACACTTGCGGCCATTGTCGGCTCAATCGCGGAGGCTCGGTGGGGTGTTCCGTGGCAAATAGGAGAAGCGGCAATGGCATATCTCCCACAACAAATGCAAGACATAGTACATTTATTCTACGGCGTATGAAAATTATTATACCACTCCCTCCTGCGCTCATTCTTGACATTAAGAAAGAGGTTGCAAAGAAACTTATTGATAAGTTTAACAAAGAATATAAAGAGGGAACAGGCTCTATACGCAACGCCCTTACTTGGCAACAGAACGAGGGTAAAATCTACGTCTTAAAAGGTATGGATATAATAGCAATCATTTGACATGGAAAAAATAGAGAAACAACTATTGGCATATTGCCGTTACTACAAAGGCGGTCAGAAGTGCCAGAACGCAGACCCTAACGTGCAAATGTGCTGGCGATGTGAGCAATATTGGGTGGAGCAATCCAAAAACGCCTACACCGGCGGCGACACTCCGCTAAGTGGTATGCTCGATGAATACCTACGGGCCGGATTAAGGCAATTTGAGGAATACGACAACGTGCCAATAACCCTCAAGGCGGTATTGCTTAACCGATATTGCAAATACAACGACCGCATAGACATTCCGGGCTTCAAGAAATTCTATTTGGAGCAATACCACAAGTAAGACAAGGGGCGCAATTCAATAGGTTGCGCCCCTTAATCGTTATTCCAGCTCACAATAATATCCGCTTGCCGTGCTTACCATTTGCTTTATTGCGCGAGGATTTTGCGCGATAATTTCAAGGTCAATATACCATCTTCCCCCGGTAAATTCCGCTTTGGTAATTCGGAATTGTGTACCACGTTGCAATATGATTTCATTCTCTACGGTGCTTGTGGGCTTTGATACTCCATCCCAGTTTTTGCCGGGACAGGAAACACCGTTATCGTGGTGTGAGCCAAATTCAGAAAATGGCTCTGCGTATGTTGCGCGTGTTCCTTTGGGGCAATAGATATTCAGACATACAGGCTTTGAGCCAAAATTTGTGCGCTTGCAACTGCCACACGACATAAAAGATTCATCACGGCCAATCATTCCTACCAATTTAGACGGGTCCGATTCGTATGCGCTCAAACTTTGTGGCAGCTTGAAACGATACTCCATAAATGCAGTTATCTCATCACGCTTTACCCAAACATCATCTTTGAACGTGCTACGCGCTATGTAGTTTGTCATATCCACTATATGCTGCTGTGTTTCGCTCAATCTACTGCCATAGGCATAATAGTGTCCGGGGATAGCGCGTAATGGCTCGGTAATATAAGAGCTGCCCGATGTGTATTGCCACATAGCCTCCTTTTCTGCGGAGCTTGCCAATCTCCAACACCCGGTAGCGTTGTCAAAGAAATAATCGTTTGCGTCCGAGGTGTCGTGAAACCACTTTGCCGCGTCCTTGCGCTTTTGCGTGAGGTCAGACGCTCCGAATGATACATCACTCTTTTTCTGCGCACGTTTGAGAGCGGCCGCCTCAAGTTGGCTACGTTTGGCTTGGATTTCGGCGATTGCTTGCTGTGCCGCTGCTTTATCTTTTGCGACAATGGCAGCGTCAAGAGTGGAAACGAGGCTCTTGTATGGCTTGGATTTCGTTGCGAATGTGCTTGCGGTGGCAAATTCATCTTTAATCTTTTGCCACTCTATTAAATCGTTTACGCGCTCCAATTCCTTAATGTAGGCAGCTTGCGACACTTGCCATGTTGCGTATTTTTGTTGTACGCCTTTCATGTTGCCGCCTAAAAAATCATAAGCCTCGAATTTCAATTTCTTGGCTTGTTGCTCCAACGGTAGCGTAGCCCACGATTGTAGTTTAGCTACGACTGCATTATTGACAGCCTCGGCCTCAGCCATTGAGAACATACGCGCAACCTCCATAGGATTATCCAGCTTATCCAGTGAAAGGATATGCTTGCCTATATCCCGGAGTGCCTTTGCTTGTGTGAGGATAGCCTCCATATCACCGCCATTAAGAGCGTTAGCAAGTGTGGACACATCAACATCGGAAATGCCGCTCATGTAGTCCAGAATACTTTTGCCATACTTGCGTGTAGCCCGGCGGTCATTCCATTCTTTCTTGATAGCGGCCACTTGCTCATCAGTACGCGCTGCGTGTCGTTGTTTAGCCAGTTCAATAATTGAGGGTGGATTGATTACCTTTTGGTTGTCGCGTATGAAATAGGGCAAAGTGCCGCTATTGGTTGCTGCTTTAATGCGTTCCTCATTGTCTTTGGTCCAGTCCGTGAATTGTGTAGGCAATTCCGTAACTATATCCTCCGTGTGAACACTTGCCGGATTTTCACCGTCAAGTATCTTATCCAACATTTTATCAAGTTCGGCAGGGCTTGCCAAAACAGGCTCTTGATAGCAACGGCAATTCGGGTGCCAGCCAGTCCACTTAAAGTTTTTGGGGTATCTACCTTTGAGGTCATCGCAAATATCCGTACATGGATGGTTGTTGCTCAACTTGATTTCAATGCCAATAACAAAGTCCATTTGTTGCCAACGTTCATAATCGGCCGTGCGATAGGCTATGTTTGTTTCGGTACGCGCCAGCCTTTGGGCGTTGCGATAGGAGCTACGATAAACGCCACGGCCGGGGTGGTACTTTCGGGGGTCGTCATCAATCCATTTGTAAGAGCCGCTTTCAGCGTCAAAGACACGTCTTTTCCATATACGGCCATACTTAGGTGTGCCGTCCTCATTCTCGCCTATCTTTATCCGAAAACGCCTATAAAAGCGGTCGGGGTCATCGAGATACTTTTGCGCCTGCTTTGCAAGTCTATTAGCCGGAGTACCCTCCCCAATAGCCAAATCCAAAACGTCCTCCAACTCATCTTTGTAAATGCCGGTGTATTTCCACACCTTTTGAGAGAGATTAAGGCCGGTGCCGGTCTTACGCTCAAAAAAGGCTTTCATAGCCTCTATGTTGCGTTGAAAGAATCGGGCAAAATGGTTATCCTCTATTGAGTGTTCGCCGAATATGGCTTTTACAAGCTCATCGTTATGCTCATTGGCGGTTAGCCATTCCTTTTCTACGCCATTGCGGATTATCTGGTAAACGCGAGAATACATAGAGCGGAGTATCGGCGTAACCTCATCGGAATAGCCATACCCGGAGAAAGAGAACGGTTTGCCCGCCTCAAGCTCCGTTCCTTTTACCAAGTTAATTATTTGCGTGAGCGCATCACGATAGACAGCCCCCACATTGGCGGCATAGCCCTCGGTGCGCTTGAATAACTCGGATTGAGCTTCTTTGTAGTCTATGTATTTTCGCTTTGCCATTAGTCGTTATTTCTTTTGGAAATGGTCGCAATAATCGTGATTGAGGAATTTACACCACTTGTGGAATTGGCACCGGCAAAATATCATTGAGCCATCAGCCCCTTTGTTGTGCCAGTCGGTTGAGTGTTTGCAGTCCTTACAGGTGTATTCCGGCTTTCTCGCCGGCTCTTTCTTTGTCGTTACTCTCTTAGCCATTGTTGGTGTTAAAAAGATGGTCTATCAATTCTTGTTTGGTAGCGAAACAATCCCTCGCGTCAAATGCGAGGCGTAGGGGAT